TATGCTCCCCTTCATGAACCTGCTACCAATGGCCATATCTGCGCCATCGAGAGCTGCCAGAAGCTGCAGAGCTTGCTGGGGATCGTGACTGCCACCAGCATCGAGCTGCACGATCCTCTTAGCATCGAATGCCAAGGCCTTGCGCCACCCAGCCTGCAGGGCAGGCCCTATGGGCCATCTGCCCACTGGGTGCACATAGGCTCCAGCTTCATATGCCAGGCTCACCGTATCATCATCACTCTGGGCATCCACCACGATCACGCCAAGCCCCAGGCCCCTGAGCTCACCCACCAGCTGGTATATGCTGGCCTCTTCATTCAGTGTGGTGATCACAGCCCAATCATCATGCTTGATATCGATCATGGCACCCACCTCTCTCTGATGCTGATGGTAGCTGCGATCACTTCTCTATCAAGCGAATTCACCCATATGCCATTGGCTGTATCCAGCTTGATGCCCATTCTCAGTGGGTATTTCTCAGTGATCTCCCTGATGGCCTTGGCCACAGGCAGAACCTCAACATCATGGAGCACAAGATGGGCATTGGGCCACCGCTCAAGAATACCTGTGGCATCTTTCATGGGTGCCTCTTTGGTATGATCTCCATCGATGAAAGCCAGCACATTTGTATCTTCTGCCAGGCCTATATCATCCAGGGCCCTGGGGCTCTTGCCCTGTACGAAATGAAGATCGCTGTGCTCTGTGGCTCTCTTCACATTGCCTCTGCACCGCTCAAGCTGGCCCAGCAGCCCCCATGGATCGATCATCCACACTGGGCCCCAGCACGCTATCCCCAGGTGGGCAGCACTCCAGCCCATATGGGTGCCTATCTCGATCACTGCCTCTGGATCGATCATATCTGCCAGCAGGCTCAGGATATGGGCCTCTCTCATGGTGCAGGAGATCGCATTACCGTACTCTCTATCCCATAGGTGATCGCCCTGGTGCCCAGGATTGCCCACATGCCATATCATGTGGGGCATGGCCCTCAGAATTCTCTCCTGCTGATCATCGATGCAGGCATCTTGGGCCATGATCCTCAGCTTCTGTGGATCGCTCTCAAGGCCCTTCATGAGCCTTTGTGCGCTCCATTTGCTCATACAGTATCTTTGCCCTTCTCTGCTGGCATTTGAGCTCCTGGGCCCTCTGTTGGCTGCCCTGGGCCCTGCTGGCTACTGGGCTTTGCCCTGATGTACGGTGGGCACTCCATGGGTGGCAAATCTGGCTGTATATCTTTTAGGAATGGATACCACTGGGTGGCCACAAGCTGATCCCAGCCAAACTCATCATGGATCAGCTTGCTGTGCATCAAACGTTTATCCAGGGGCAGTGTTCTGCCAGCATCGAGCCATTCCTGGTGGGCCATCTCCAGGGCCTCTGCTACCCCTTCCCAATCTGGCCAGGCCTGCCAGGAGTTCATGGGAGTCCAGATCATATCTCTGGGGCTCACCACACTCCCCCATCTCACCAGCTCAGGCATGGCTGAAAAATCTGTGACGATCACAGGCAGGCCACAGGCCTGGGCCTCAATAATGGGAATTCCAAAGCCCTCACTCATGGTGCTGCCTATCAGCACATTGCAGGAGTTGTACATCTGCTGCATGAATTGCCAGGGCAGGCCCTTCCCATACTGATACCTATCTGGGAAGATCACCCGCTCATCTGGGATTCCTATATTCTTGCAGAGGGCTGGCATATCGATGCCACCCAGTGCTGTGGTGGGATCGGTGTGGATGTACAGGTATGCATGGGGCTTATCCTTGGCAAAGTGCCACCAAGCCCTCACATTCACCTGGAAGGCCTTACGATCTGGATAGCCTTTGTTGGCAGCCACCATGCAGCTGATGTGGGGGTTCTCCTGCTCTATCCCAAAGAAACCACTCACGAAATCTGCCCTCTCGCCACTCTCTTCCCAATCTTCCACCACCCTATACTGGGCTGGCTCAATACCATGGGCAATGTAGCGATTGGGCACGCCAGCATCTTCCAGAAGTGCATGCCCCCATTTGCTATATGTGAGTGGTGTATGGGCTCCCTCAAGGGCTTCCAGCACCTTCTCAGGTATAGGACAGTGATCGATAGGCAGCCATGGGCACCACAGTGCCGGTGCCACCTTCTTTGCAGTATCTTCCATCACCCATACATCAATCAGGGAGATCACCAGATTGGCATGGAAATCCTTGGCATGGGCACCGATCACATCATTGCCATATGGATGCCTCATCTTTGGATAGCATACGAATCCATCCACCACATGGATGCCACCCTCAAGGCCATACCATGCAAAGATGCCCACATTGTGGGTGCCACCCATGAGGGCTGCCAGCCTGGGCAGCAGGGAGCTGCCCTGCACGCCATATCCAGATTTGCTCCATGGGGCATTGCTGCTGTACAGCATCCTGAGGCCAGAGAGCTCTTCCATGGAAATATCCCCCACCTGGAATGATCTCTTCTCAGGCTGCTGGGCCTGCAGTTTCTGCTGTGCCTTCTGCTTGCTTCTCTTCTTGCTCTTGCTCATGCTGCTCACCTTCCTGAATCAGGGTTTGTTTAGGATCACTCTCATCCTCTTGCACCCAGCATGAGCTTCTGAGCTTATCTCAGCTCTCTCCACCCAATATTAGCATAAACGGTGGCTGTATCTCCAATACCTTGGGCCATCACCGTGATGGGGATCGGGTTTTCTCCATCCACATCCAGGCTCAGGGGCAGCTTGCTCACCAGTGTTTTGCTATCTGAGCCCCTGCGATTGGTGGGATTTGTGCCGGTGGCTGCCACAAAGCCACCCTCAAGAGCAAAGCTGCCTGTGAGGGCTGTGCCTGCCACATCATACTCAGCCAGGCTGCTGGCATTCACCTGTGCATAGCTGGCTCCACCCACAACGCCACCATAGTGAATCTCATACAGGCAGGCTGCACCGGTGACATACAAATCAACGCTCTCAGGCAGCAGCTGCCCCCTGGCCACCTTCCCTGCAAAGGCTGTGCCCATCCTGAGGCTCATCACCGGTATGAGGCCTGCTGTGCCACAGGCCTGGCCCACCACGCCAGTATTCACGGCAAATGGGATGCCCCGATCTTCCTCAAAGCCACCCTCTGAGATCACGCTGGCGCAAATCTGAGCCATATCTGAGGCTGCACCGGTGGTGGATACCATCTCATATCGTACTGGGAGATTGGCAGTAGCCATATACACGCCAGGTTTTCGATTGGTATTCAGGAATTGATGAGCGATCACTGGCAGGCCATCCCTGTAGAATCCACATCTCACCCTGCCCACGCCAAGCCACTCCAGATCAAAGATGATGATCTGGGCCTTGGTTGTATCGAGATCGCTCTGGGTGTCAGTATTCCAATCTGCCTGGGCCACCACCTCATCTGTGGGAGTGCCAGAAGTGGAGCTCCTGAGCACAAAGCTCAGCCCATCGCCATCCAGCTGCACGAATACGCCATTCTCATCATCGAAATATCCGATCCTCTTCACCACTCCTGCAGTGGCAGCTCCCAGATTGCCGGTGAGGATCACCAGCTGGCTCTTGCCTGGCTGGTATCTCATATAGGCTCTGCTCTGCCTGATGATGGAATCCCCAGCTGCCACTGAGAAATCAACCTGAGCCTTTGCCTGAGAGAAGGAAGCTGCACCGGTGCCGGTGGCCTTCTCTACCCAAAGCAGAGGATTAGCATCATACTCCATCTGGGAATCAAAGAGAGTGGTGGGATCGCTCACTCTGAGCCTTGAGAAGGCATCAGAGGCCCCACCAGTAACCGAATTGAGCCCTATCGATGGCTCTATGTGCTGGCTTCCAGCACTCAACCAGCTCTGAACCAAGCCACTCCATGGTACAGGAAGTGCCATTATGCCCCCTTATGCCTCAACTGCTGCTAAATACACTGTATGGGGCTCAAATCCATCTGAGAGGCCCTTCCAGTGCTCTCCCAAGGGCGATAGCTGCCCACCCTGGGTGAATAGGTTACTATGGTGCCACTCTTGCCACAGGCACCAGCTGGAAAACCAGAAGGCACCCAGCAAGATGCTGGAGCTGGCCACCTTGGCTGCCAGATGATCCATGAGGGCCTTGCCGCTCTCGATATCAGAGCCCCAATGGGCCACCTCACTCAGTATGATAGGCCTGCCCATGCCCTGCCTGCTGTGCCAACTCTCCACCCACCGCCATATTTCCTCAAAGTGCTGAGGATCGGGCTGGAAGTGGATATGCAGGTGCCAGAAATCTGGGGTGAGCAGCTGGCTGAAACGCTCCAGCCAAGCCTTGCCATCTGGTGTGGCCACATTGCAGCCTGGTGCAGCCCACGCTGGGGCATGGATCATCCACTTCTCACAGAAGGGGATGGTATCCCATACCACCTCATTGGCTTGATCCCCATGCTCAGGCTCATTGCCCACCAGCCAGAGCCTCTCAGGCCCCCTCTTGGCTGCCTCAAGGGCCTTGAGAGAGTGCTCACCGGTGATCTGATAGCTCATGGGCATGAATAGCTCATCATCCAGGTGATTATACTGCCAATCCATGATGGTGGCCCTGGGGAATGCTGCCCTGGTATTGCCATAGGGAGCTCCCCAGATGCTCAGCTCATCATTTTGCCATGGGTGGCCCACTCCCAGGAAGGGTTCGAGCTTGATCCTCATCAGGCCTGGGCCACCTCAATTAGTCCCCTGGCCTCAAGCAGCAGGGCATAGGGAGTCCATATTTGCTCCACAGCACTCTTCAGCTGGGCATCTGTGACGCTCTCATTCATATCCTGGTTGAGGGTGAGCAGTGCCAGGGCCAAATCCTGGGCAAATGCACGATAGGCTGAGAGGGTGGGGCCAGCATATGCCAGCATGGCCATCCTCAGATCGTGATTGGGCACACCTGAGCCCTCACCGTACACCTCATCACCCACATCTGCCACCGCCACAGCCAGCCTCTTGGTGAAGTCTGGATCGAGTGCTAGTGTAAAAATCTCTGTATAGCTCTGTGCCATGATCTTATCTCCCTATGGTTTAATCGCCAGTAGCATACTGCCTGATGCACCGCTGTATTGCTTGTTTGATGTAATATCTCCCGTTGGGCCAGCCTTCTCGAATTGCTTTGCTATAACGTACAATACGATATTCCCTGTGCTACTTACAGCTGCGATTTGCTCCCATCCCGCTGGCCAAGTTTTGACATCATTCCCATCACCGTACAAAGCCAGTAGTAAATCAAAATCTTGGGTGGTGGTGATCCCAGAAGCCACCATTAGCCCCCCTGAGGCCAAATAGGCCACCGCAGATGAGCCATCGATCCCGCTGGCACCTGTAAATAGCATAATCATGCCTGGGAAATTGTTTACCGCACCATCGCGAGTGAAATCATAGTATGAGGGCTCTGAGTTTGCCACTCTATACCATGCCCCCATGGCTGGGAAGCTTCCATTCCCAAACTGTATCTGAGTCCATCCCGCCGGTGCCGTGATGGTAGAAGTGGTAACCGTTGTACCAAGGAAAGCCACCAGAAGATCGCCATCTTCATGGGCTGAGGGCACGTAGATTCTGCAGGTAGTGCTGTAATTGCTTCCCTTATAGTTGACTGTTGAGAAAACTGGCCCAGGCCACCCACCCACGCTCAGCCTGGTGCCTGGAGTGCCCATCTGCCTGCTTGGGAGCAGAATGCCTGGAGTTCTGGGCCTTCCAATTATGCTCATCTTATATCCCCTGTGCCATGAGTGTGCATATTAACGCCAGATCGCTATCTGAGATCGCTGGCTGGTATATGGCAAAATCCTGCACATTGCCCCTGATGAGATTGGCACCACCGGTTTCATGGCCCAGCTCCAGAAGGGGTGGATCATAGCCTGCAGTATATGCCAGCTGCCCCGTTACTTTCACGCCACCCTGCCAGCCATACCCATTGCTGATGGCTGCCACTCCGTTATAATTGGAGCCCAGCACCGAAACCACACCCCCCTGGGCGAATACGCCACCATCTGGCCTGTACCCATGCCGCTGGGTGCCATTGGTGAGCAGCCAGAAGAATCCCCTGCCAAGGTATTCAGTATACCTGAGCACCACGGTATAATCCTGGCTATCTGGCACATTAAATCCAGTTTCCAGGTAATCATCAAGGCCATCAAAGATGAGCCCATCTGTGGCATTCCACTGGGGCGATCCCTGGGGAGTGGATGATACGATAGGATTGGCCAGGTTCACATAGCTGGCCTCTTGGCTTTCTGCCCCAGCAAATCTATGGGCCACAGTGGGAGTGGCCACCTCATGCCAGGGCACCACCTCTCCCCCCACGCTCAGCCTGGTGGAAGGCACCCCAATCTGCCTCTGGGCCACTGGGATGCCCTGCTGGCTTCCCAATCTTTGCATATCAATTGGCCCACTGGTATTGCATATCAGCAGTGGCAGCTTCCTCAATTACCTTGATCACCGTATCATCACCAATGGGGATCGTGATCGGTGGATCGCCAGCCTTGATCTGGAAGCCCTTGCTGGCTGTGGGCACGGTGCCATCCAGAGTGTATCTGATATTCTGCTCAAGGGCCTGGATCAATAGCTTCACTGAGCCTGTGGCTGGGGTGAGAGTCACAGCTGAGCTGATATCCACACCATCAGAGTGGCTGCCCACAGGATTAAGCCATAGGGAATCCTGGATGGTGGCCATATAAGTTCTCTTGCCCATTTTATGCTTCCTCTCCTGCCCCTGGGGGCTCTAAATCGAAATCTGTGCTCTCTATGATACCATCTGGCTCTGGTGAGCCATCGATGCCAGCCACTTGCTGGGGCTCCAGCAGGCTCTTTACCCCCATTCCATCCTTGGTGAAGGCCAGGGGCTCAAAGCCATTGGCCAGCAGGGCCTCAGAAGCCACTGCAGCCGCTCTGTTGGCCTCTTCCCTGCTCAGTGGTGTAGTCAAGGCCTGAGGGAATGGATAGCCCAGCAGGAGCTCACCATCCTGCTCAGTGAGGCTGTGGATGTATACCACCACCTTATACTCCCCAGGCTCTGGGATCGGTGGGTTTGTATACTCTCCACCGGTGATGTATGGCAGATATATCTGGCTCATCCTGTGATCTCTGCCTTCTCTCTTCCAGCTCCAGAGTTGTATAGCCATGCCCTCTGGGCATCAGTGAGCATGGCCCCCTTGCAATATATCAGGTGCCTCATGCCACCAGCCCATGGCTGGGCAAGATCATTCCTGGTGGCACCCAAGAGCAAAGCAGCATCAGGGGTATTTATGGCACCACCAATATTGGCCCACACCACATCACCATCATTGTATGCAGCCCCGATCTTGTTGTTGGTTGGATCGTACAGGGCAAACACAAGCACCCACTGGCTGCCATCGATAGCACTCCATGGATCAGGAGATGCAGCAGCTCCCCAGCCCAGCACCCCCTGGTATATCGTGGGAGTCCAGGATGCTGCATTGCCACCCTGATTATATGTGAGGGCCAGGAATTGGCGATCAGCCGAATCCGATCCAGTTCTCACGGCAAAGATGCTGCAGAGGGCTGCTATATTCTTCTTTGCCCATATGGCCCATGTGAAGGCCTGAGATGTGCTCACAGCCAGCCCTGGTGTGGTATCAACTGATTGCAGGAGCTGGGTGCCATCAAAATCAGTGTAGGCATCGAATGTGCCATCAGATGCCAGAGTGGGAGTGCCAGCATAATTTTCGAGTGTGATGGCAGGTGAGCCCAATACATCATCTTTGTTGGCACCGGTGGCCTCATCAAGTGGCCAGAAGTTTGTAACGGCTGCCTGCACCAGGCTCTGCTGGTATGCATCATCATCTGCAAATGAAGTGCTGGGAGCCCTTCCTGGCTTCACCACTGCATGCAAGGCTGTGAGATAGCTCTGCATATCGCCCACGCTCTCCACAGCCCACCAGAGGCCCTCAGAGGCCACCAGGGAGCTCTCAGCCAGTGTGGTGCCATAGGGCATCACCAAATCCCAGAGAGCATCACCTCTCCACTCCACGCCATTCACTATGGCAGCCTCTGGGTATCCCTGCCTGCTCAGCCTCATGGCCACAGTGCCCTGGCCAATATACTGATCCTTGATGCCACCCAGCCCATCTGTGACGGTGCCCAGGGCAAATATGGTGCCCACCTGGGGCAGGTGATCATCTTCCACATCTCTCATGGCTGTGAGTTCTGCTGCAGTGAGGCTCATGGCAGGAAATCACCTCTCTCATACTCTGCCCAGGAAGCTCCACCACCCACGCCAGGCAGAGTGCTCTCATTCTCGAAATTATCAGCAAGGGCCATGCAGTGATCATACCACTGGGCCCTGGTGTAGGATCGGTTCTCGATAGTGAAATTGTAGTATGCTGCCACCTTGCCTGCCATCTCTCGCCAGGCCTGGCTTGCTGCATAGTTGAGATCATAGGCCCTGCCATCGAGATATCTGGCTGAGCCCTTCTGATCATTGTCAAAGGTGATGATTCCCCTCAGGAAATCGATACTGAGATCACTGGTGAGGGCAGTGCCCTGGCTATCGTGCAATCTCCAGGCAGCTGCACCGGTGGCTGATCCCTCAAGATTCTGGTATGGGGCCTGGTATATCTTATATACAACGGTGCCATCGATCTGCTGATCCTGTATGGTGAGCCCCTGGTGGAAGAAATCCAGCCTGCTATTATCCAGGATCACCTGCAGCCGATCATCTGTGAAGTATGCTGAGCCCGAATCATCCACCATCGATCTCAGCTGGCTGATCAGATCAGCCATACCATCTCTGGCTGCCATCTCACTCCCCCTTATGCAGAGAAGGGGTGGGCAGATCGCCCACCCCATTCATCACTTATCATCCTCATGCAGGCTTGGGTTATCCCTTGCCATACACGAAATCGATATCAACCAGCATGGCTGCAAATGTGCCGGTGCCTTCCTCATTATACTTCAGAGTGAGCACCTCATTGGCTGCCAGCTCTTCTGATCCAGCAGTGAGGCTGAAGGTTTTGGGTGTGAGCCCTGTCCATCCAGCCGTGCCCCCAATGGTGCCACTGATGAGGGTGGTGGCTGTGCCTGCAGTGCCACCATTCACCAGGGCCACATCAAAGTAGTTCACAGTGCTGGCTGCCACGTCATTAGCCGTGACTGCCTTCACCTGGTGGATTTCCACTGCAGCAGGGGCAATGAAAAGTGGCAGGTAATCATCTGCAGCTGGATCGTGATCCACATACACTGCCACCTTCTGCCTGATATATCCCTGAAACATTATGTACCTCTCTCTCTGGGAAATCCCCCAGGGCCTCAGCCCCAGGGGAGCCTATTCATCTCTCAGCTGAGCCTATGTGGGCTCAGTAGCATCAGCAGTGTATGCCACGCCAAAGGTATCCCGCCTGATAGCATAAGCATATCCAGCACTGATGTTGAGCTCCCAGGCTCTCAGGCTGGCATCACGCTCAGGCTCAAGCATGGGAGCCTTGCGAGAATCAAAGGCCAGGGCCTGTGGGCTGAAGATAGCAGATACTGCATCAGCAGATGCATCCACTGCGATATTCGCATTCACAAACCACTGGGCATTGATCCACTGGCCCACAAAGAAATCCATGAGTGCACGGTTGGCAACCTCACCCAGGAGCACCTTTGTGGCAGCAGGCTGCCCCAGCTCCACCCAGATATCATGCCAGTGATATGGGTGCAGCACCACATAGATCGGATTGGGGGTTTTCGCATTTCTCAGCACCGAAATGCCAGCTGCAAAGGTGGCGATGGTGGCACTAGAGCCAGCACCAGCACCCTTATCAGTTGAGAAGCTGCTGAAGAGCCCCACAATATCAGTATCGATCTTGGTGGCCACAGCATTGCCCAGCTCTTGGCTGGCATCACGCTGTGCATCATCAGGATCGGTTTCGATACGCCGATCTGTGAGAATCACCTGTGCCATCACCTCACCTGGGGTGAGTGTGGCCAGCACAGTCTTGGTGAATTCGGTGGCATTACTGTAATCCACGCCTTCACCCACTGCCTCAGCACTGATCTCAGGATATACGCTTACCTTCCTGGCCATCCACCCTCTTGCAGAGTAGTTGGTAACCAAGGAAGTCATCATATTACTCTCTCTCGCTACAAAGAGAGCATCCTCAAAGATCGAGTTGAAGAGGCTATTCAGAGATGTAACCGTACTCAGAGCCATGATCTCTCCATCCTCTCATCATTTATGCCCCGCTATGGGGCCTCATGCCACTCTTGGTGGCTCCCTATTCAACTTCCTGGGGCATCTTTACACCTGATCCACCCCAGAAACTGGTGTGCCCTATGCCAAAGTAATCAGCAGCTCTCTGCTCATCAGTTCTCTCTGGCACTGCACCAGGTGCAGCCTGTGGTGCATTCACCGGTGCCACCTTGGGCACTGGCTTTGCTCCAGGCTTCTGCACCAAGCCTGGATACTTCTGGGCCAGGGCCTGCACAAGCTCATCAAGATTCACGATCCTGCCATCTTCATCTCTCACAAAATCGTTTTGATCGATGAGCTTCACAGCCGCATCTGGCTCCATGCCCACCGCCACAGCTGATGCTGTGATGGCCTGGCTGGTTGCAAGCCTCTCTGAGTGGCTCTTCAGCTCCTGGTTTTCACGCTCCAGGGCCTCAAGCCTCTCAGCTTGCTTCTCAGCCTCACTCTTCTGGGATTCCTCAATTTTCTGGAGCTTGCTCTTGAGAGAATCATAATCCTTGAATTTGGCTCTCTCAGCTTTCACCCGATTGCCTATCATGGCATCGAGTTCATCCTGGGTGAGTGTGAGCACTCCTGGCCCCTGGCCCTCAGCATTTGCGCCATTTTCGGCTGGCTGAACCTGTGGCTGAGAATCCGGTGGCTGCCCTGTGGGCTGAGTGCGATCCACACCATGGTGAGCATCTCCTGCAAACTTCACGGTTTCGGGCTCTTGGGCCTGCTGAGCATTGCGATCCACTTGCTGCCCTGCGCTGGGCTGCCCCTGGCTGCTCTGGCCACCACCCGCTCCCGCTTCATCTGCCTGCCATCTGATCAAATCCCTGTATCGCATGAATCTTCCCTTCTGATCGCCCTTTACGGTGGGCTGAACCTATGCCCCGCATGGGAGCCATCCCTTTGGATGAGAGTTTTGGTGGCATTTAGGCCAGCCACCAGGGCCATAGTATATCTTATCCACTCCCCATTCTGGGGTTGTTCACCGTGAGAACCAAGGTGATGAAAAATGCCATCATCGCCAGTGCTGCCAGCATGATGATATTTTTCTCGCCATGCACCATGCCGGTGCAATCGATCCCGCAATCTGGCTGGCTTACTACCTCAAGAATTGGGCCTTGCATCTCTTCACACTCACACATTATCCTGCGATCCTTCCTTGGTTTGGGAGCTGTAAGGCCACCAGAATGGCCCCAGGGCCCCTGTGTTCTCACTCAAAGCCATCCCCAGTATGATACCCCCTGAGGGTGGCACAGTCAAGCTATGGGCCCCTGTGAGGCCCTGCAGTGGCATGGGAATGGCCCTTGATGAGCTCATGGCCCACCCCTGCCGGTGCACTGAGGCCATGCCTCTTGCCCACCTCAGCCCACCACTGGGCAAATTGGGTGGGCAACAATATCCTTCTCTCTGGCTCACCCTCAGCCTGGGGCATGGGGGCTCCCATCTCCCAAAGATCGTGCAGTTCCTTCCTGGCCCACTCCTGCCCTGCCAGCAAGGGCTCCAGGGCACGCTGTATCTCTTCCCAGCTCACGATCCTGGGCTGCATATCTTGGGCACTGATCAGCTGTGGCTTCTGGTACTCACTCATCAATTGGCTGCCTTCCTCTGGTTTTTTTGTTGCCCTTGGGTGGAGTGTGCATGATGATCCTGCCACCATACTGCTCCAGGTATATGCCCATCTCCAGGGCCCTATCAAACGGTGGTATCCCAGTGGGTGGCTTATATGAAAGCCACTTGAGTATCTCACTCCTGAGCCCCACTGGCACAGTGGTGATATCGCCAGAATCCTGGATCACCACCTTATTGCCACCTCTGGTATGGGTGAGGCTCTGCTCACCGGTGGCACTCAGCCACCTCATGATCACCATTATAGCTCACCCCCCATCCAGCTCACGATAAAATCAAAGTATTCAGCATCACTCTGGGCGAATTTGAGAGGATCATTGTACAGGGCCTGCACCCCCATGGTGATCACCTCATTGCTCTTTGCCACCTCAGGGTAGCCCTCATTGGCATATGCCCTGATAGGCTCTGTGAGCCTGCTGGGGTTCTTGGGATCGGTGTATAGCCTGCCAGCATATGAGCTATAGAATTTGTCTTTGATGCACCACTCATCTCTGGGCCCATAGCCTTCCAGATCATAGAAACTCTCGATCTCATAGTTGGCTGTACGGTTATTGTAGAATCTCTGCCTCTTCCTGGCATACTCCAGGCCCCTGGTGCCTTCCATATTGTGGGTGAATTCGTGCACGATCACATCCATATCTTCACCCTTGGCCACTGAGATGGCCCCCTGATGGCCACCATATGAGAAGGCCCTGCCGGTGGTATTCTTCTCTATCCTCACATTTGCCACCTGGTGATCATCATCGAATCTCACTTTCAACCTGCTCCTGAGCCAATCCCTGGCACTCTCCATCCTCTTTACGGTGGCCTTGGTGGGGTTTGGATTCTTATATGATGCATTCATGCTGGTGGCATATGTGATCTCCAGGCCCATCTGATCCTTCTTATCGTATGTTGGGATCAGCTTCCAGCCCTCTCTTTGCCTCTTCCTCTCTGCCTTCTTCATGAGGCTGGCTGCCACGTCCACCTCATCACTGGCAGCAAACATCTCTTTTCTGAGTGCTTCCTGCCTCTTGAGGATCGCCTGATATTGTGGGGATTCATAGCTGTACTTCTCCCTCACAGCTTTGCTTTCATCGTATGATTTCCAGAGGGCATCACTCTTCTCTCGATATACAGCAGCTGCCTGATCTTTGCGCTGGCTGGCTGCCTCATAATCTGCATTGGCCTTGAGCACCTTCTTATTCTTGAGCAGCTTCTCTCTCACACTGGCCCCATGGGCTGTGGAGTAATCCAGGGTTTGATCTCCCCCCTGGGTGGGCTTCACACTTTGTTTGCCCATCGCCACATTGTGCAGCTGCTGCTTGAGTGTGCCAGGTGGGATGGGGCGATCCTTGCCCAGGAGCTTATACACTGGAGTGGGCACCCTCATGGGCCCCCATACTTCATTCTCATGGCTGCCCACCATATCACTGAATTTCACCTTCCTGGTGATCCAGAGCTGGTGCCTTGCCGCTCCCATGATATCCTTCTGATCCTCATATGAGAGCCTATTGAATATGGTTTCACCAGGCTCCACCACAGGATTATTGAGCCCCAGTGGGCCAGCCAGGATGGGGATCATCATGCATCTGCCATTGTGGTGATCATTAAGCACCTCATCATTCAAGTGATGAGTGCCGTGCATGGCCCAGCAGCTGATGCAGGTACGCTTATCTGCAGCACTCTTCCATATCCAGCCACCCACCACATCATTATTGGCCACAAAGTTGGCCCTCTGGGCCTCTCGATAGGCATACAAATGGGCAGTTCTGGCCAGTGTGAGGCTCTGCTGGAGCCCCCAGCCCAGGGTTTTCTGCAGCTCCCTGCCCACCACGTTGGGATTCTGGCCCAGAGCCAGCCCAGTGGCTATCCTTCCCAAGGCCTGATCTGCCACCTGTACGCTATAAAATTGCTCTATCTTCTCTTGCAGGGCCTCTCCCTCAGCAAACATCCCAGCTGCCACTTCCAGAAGATCGGTATTCACCATATTCCAGCCGATCCCAATGGCCTCTTGGGCATCCTCATCATCTGGGAAATAGGATTTCACCAAATCAAGGGCATGCCTGCCCCCATCCTCAAGCCCACGCTCCCACTCTGCTTTAGCATCCACGTAGCTGTATCTGGCGTATTTATTGCCAGCCACCCTCAGCTGCTGCTCAAGCCTCTGGTATTGCTCCAGCCTGAAGAGCTGGGCCTGGGTGATCCTCTTCCCACCCTTCATCTGCTGCTCAAGTTGCTTCTCAAGCCGCTCACTCTGCTTGATGGCTGCAGCATATGTTTGCCGGTATTGTCTTACCTGCAGAGCTGCCTGGCTGGGATCGTACATAGCCAAGTATTGCCGGTGACGATCAGAAGCCAGCAGCACAGGGTGGCTATATTTCGTGGTTTTATCTGTGGAGGCCATCAATTATCCCTCACGGTGGGCAAGATCACCTCAGATACCTGATCCACCAGCATCTGGGTATACTGGGCCTGCAGCACAAGCCAGGAAGGCACACTCAGCATAAAACTGGGCTTGCTCCCCCTGGCAGATGTGATCATGATACGCCAGGCATCATTGGGCCTCTTGCCATCTTCCCAATGCACTGTATCTGCACCTGCACCATCGAGCCAGGCCAGGCTCACACTGCCCAGCCTGAGCATCAGGTGGCTATCCTTCACCAGATAGGGGCTGATCTTGGCTGTAACCTTCCCCTCTGGTAGTGGCACTGTGGGCACTGGGCTCCCCTTCCTTGGCCAGCCTGAAGCCACCGGTGGATAGTATCTTGATGAGCTCCTGGGCCAGGATGGGCAGCAGGAGCTTCATGAGGGTGCCCAGAGGGCCATTAAGCAGCTCATTCAGCTGCTGGGCCAGAGTATCATCTTCCTGCTCTCCTGGGAGCTCCAGAGCCATCTGGAGCATATCCTTCTGGCTCTCCACAGCCTCAAGAAATGATAGTGCAGGCACCTTGAAAGCCACAGGTATGCTCTCGCCCTCTTTGAATGGCACCATCTTCCAGCCCGTGGGCACCCAGGCAGCCTCTGCAACTTCATCCAGCACGATGAAATCCCAGGCATTCTCTGCTGGATCGTAGTCCAGCACCAGCTCATCAGCCCAGAAACGAATACCCCTATCTTCCATTTCTCACCTTCTCATGGTTGATCATAGAATTCAGCTCTTCCAGTGCGATCTCCAGCTTGGCCACCTCAGGCATCAGCTGGCACCTGGCACAGGTGCACTCTTCTGGGTGAATATGCCGGTGCACATCGATGCAGATACACTCAGGCATCACATCAAGCAGCTCCTGGGATGCCTTGAGCACCTCTCCCACCTGTGCCATCATCCTGATCATAGCTGGGCCCCCTGGCCCTGCTCAAAGGCTGTGATGAGGGCCTGGCCCAGAGTATCATTCAAGGTGGCCTCTTGGCTTACCCTGGCCTTTTCAACGTCCCAATCTATGCCCCTTCTCTTGGCGATCCTCTCCCTGCTGGAGAGCTTAGCATCCAGCTCAAAGGCATCACGGTTTGTATCTTCCTGGGCATTCGGTGGCAGAGGATC